GCGTGGTGCTCGGAGTCCACAGGGAAAGGGAAAGGTGTGGCATCATGCCAATAGTCTTCTGATAGAAACAACCCAATTTCGGCTCCTCGCGTACCTCAGTCCATCCGATGTCGGCCTTCAGCACTTTGCCGTCCGGCAATTCGATGGAGCGCGTAGCCACCTTGTCATTCCAGATGATGAAGCGTTCCAGATCAAGCCGGAACCCGTTGTTCAGTTTTGCATTCCAGCGATCAACCTGCTCTCTCGTACATTGTGCCATTTTGTCTTCCTCCTTAATATTTGATCTCAATGCGCTTGTCTCCAGCTTCGATAGCTGTACGCAGCTTGCCAGAGATAACGTCCATTTGTGCCTCCCTTACAGCAATAGGACTTTGCGTCCGTCAGATGTTATCCCGTACAGGGCACCGCCAACAGCATCAGCGGCCCGCCGTGCCTGCTCCAGGTTTGGTGTCTTTCCCATGTATTCCCCTTTCTCCGTGGGAGACTTTACGGGGCGGTAAACCTCGAAGGAAACGTATTTGTTTTCCATCACTGCACCTCCTGGTATAATTACAGAAACAAAACCGGTTTTGCTAACTACTCCAGAAAAAAAGAGCGGGCGATTTTGCCCGCTCTCCTCAGATTGCATAAACCAGCTCCACGCCGTCCCGATCTGCAAAGAACTTTTCCGCCACTGGGCAATAACTGCACAAGGCGGTGTTGCATTTTCCACGGGCACGGCAGGCACAACCATCCACACCGCAAATGTCGGGCGCATTCCGCTTGGAATGAAGGATAATCCGCTTGCCGGTCAACCTCTCCACCAGCAGCTTTTTGAGGTAATTCAGTGCATATTCGTCCTTATCAAAAAACTGCTCGTCGATCTTCCACATCCAGGTTGACTTCTTCCCGGTTTCGTTGACATATTCCGCATCCTTTTCAACCCGGATTTCTTTCCCGTTGGAAAGATGCACAATAAAAACCTTCTCACTGATTTTCTCAGCATCCAGGAACAGGCTATCGGTCACATACATTTCCACCATCGTCACGATACCTCCTCCTATCAATAGCCAGCGGCGCGGCCAAACTTAACGGCCTCTTCACCCTCTGCCAACTCCCGGATATACTCGATCTTTCCATTGGGGAGCTGCCACTGGCGGATATAAAGGTGACCTCTGGCCCGTACCTCGGTTTTATTCTTTACGGTGAAAACAGCTTCACCCGTGCCGCCGTCATCATCAGTGATACAAACTGCATAGCGTTTCATTCTTTCAACCTCCGTTAATTTACTTTGTTGCTTGGAGCATTGCCACTTACACTATATTTACAGACGGTTTTTCAATCCTGCTAACCTAACCGGCAAAAAAAATAACGGGCCAGCCACCAGGCCAGCCCGTTTTTATCAGCCGTAAATCACGTCGCCGAAAATCGCATACTGCATAATGCAGTCAGCAGAAATTCCGTCGTACTCGTCGAAGTCGTCCGCGTTATGATCTTCCGCGTACTTTTTCCAGCCGTTCAGAAGTTTTTCCAGCGTCAGCTCGTGGTCTTTGTCGTCCTCACGGTCGTACACGGTCAGCTTGCCGCCGCTCTCCAGAATCTCGGCCAGCACGTCCTCATAGCAGGGCTTCATATCGGCCTTTTCTCTCTCCGCCAGCCGCTGCCGCGCCGCCTCGTAGTCCTTCTCATCACTGCACAACTCGCCCCAGTAGTCAAAGCCACCGGCCTCGCAGGACAGTACACAGTCCACGATGTTCTCCGTCGTGATCTTCAATTCCTTTTCGATCTTAAATGTGTGTTCCATCTTTCATTCCTCCCGACAAATAACGTGCCGAATTTGCAAAAGCTCCTCAACCGTTCCATCTCTTAAAATCTCGCGGTTTTTGGCCTCGATCTCTTTGGCCTCCGCTTCGGTGATTTTCTTATCGCCCAGGTAGTAGCACTTCAATGGACTTGACCACCTCCCACTATAATTACAGACTGTTCCGATCATTTGCTAACCATTCAGTAAAATTTTCCGAAAAAGAAAAGGCAGGCCAGGTTTTCCCAGCCCGCCGATCTGTTATGCAACCGCGATTTTTCCGCTGTCCTCTTTTTCGATCTTCTCGCTTCCGTAGTAGCCTCTGATCTCGTCCAGCGTCAGAGACTTCTTGCTCCGCTTCTTGTATCCGTCGCGGTGGAAATACCACGCGGATTTGTTGCTGCTCCACCGGAAAGACAGGGCTTTCAGCTCTTCCTTGTGTGGTTTGGTGTCGCCAGTGACCCACACCCAGGAACCGCACACCTCAATCTCGATGCCCTCCATGTGAATCAGCTTTTCGATGATGTCCATGAACTCCGTGGCCGTCTCGGTCGTGGCCGTCCGTGCCGTGTAAAACTCGCCCTCTGCGTTTTTGTGGGTATCTTTCAGCCGGGAGAACAGCGCTTCATACTCAGCGTTAATCTCCTGCATATCCGAAGTTTTGCCGCCCCGGTCAGGATGATTTTGAAAAGCCAGCTTCTTGTATTGCTTTTTCAGGTCTTCCAGCGTCTCAGGATTATTGAACCACTTCATGTTTGTCAGCCTCCGTTATTTTCATTTGATTTCCAGGTATCTACTATAATTACAGAATGAAATTCGTATTTGCTAACCTAATCGGGAAATAATTTTCCCCATCCAGGCTCCCCAGGCCAGACTTCAGCACGCACAGCGCTAAACGGCACAAATATGTTGCGGATGACTAACTCAGGATAATTCACGGACTCCGGGATTACCACTCGACCATCAGGCAAGATCGTTTCCCGGCGACTTCCGCCCAGGTGCTTTATAGCAGCCTCCACAGTGTCATACAAAGCGGAAATAATCAAGCTATTGTGATAAATTACAACACTCGTTTCCCGTCCGCCGGCGTCCCGCAGCACTCTTACGCCCTCGCCAGTATCGTACTCGATAATATGAAAATTTCCGTCAGCCTCCAAAGAAATATAATATTTTGTCACGGTTAGAACCTCCATTCGTTTTCTGATATAATTACAGACAGAAACGGCGATTTGCTAACCGCCCTGAAAATTTTTATA